CCCAGTGCTTTAGTGCACAACACTCGTCAGTCATTAACTGATGCACATCATATGGAGGATATGTCCGTGTCGATCGGAGTTTATAAACGCCGAGGGTTTAACTACGGAGTTTCCGTAGGTAAGCTCAAGACTTATGTCTTTGGCAACGATATTAACGTTGACCAATTCTATCAGTCTGGCGGCTCCGAATACCAAGAAACTTTCTCCCAGGGGAATCCTGTTTCCTTAATTGGAAAAGGTCTCGACATAGGAGGAGTTTTCATATCCAAAAGGGCGCAGACGACCGGTGGTTATGGTCTCTACAACCTTCAAGGGCATTCTGGTGGTGCTTCCGACTGGACGTACTTTGGACCTTTGGCGCCGTACGTGTTGAACTTTACAACAAGTCCGTCGTCATTTATAGTCCATAGTGCGGCCAATGTGTTGGACGCATTCGGTACCACCGCTATCTCGCGGATGTTACCGACAAATCCACTAGTTGGTATGGGACAGTTTCTCGGCGAGCTTAGGGATCTCCCCAAGCCCGTCGACATCCGAGGCTGGAAAACGATTGTTCGTAACTTCCGCAATGAAACTAAGAAGATCAGCTTTGATCATATTAGTCGAAAGGCGGCAGGCGAATATCTTAACCACGTCTTCGGATGGGTTCCTTTCGTTTCAGATATTCACAAGTTTGTGAAGACTGTTCGAAAGTCTGTCCCCGAATTCGAAAAGTATCAGAACGGCTCAGGTAAATTACTGAGACGCACTTATCACTTTCCGGACATTTTTGAAACCACTACTGAGACGTTGTCCACGACTGCTTATCCGCAGCCGTCTCTTCCGTCTTATTTTTGGTCTCAAGCCGGGACGTTAACCAAAACGACTCAGAAGGTCACCAAAAGATGGTGTACCGCCGCTTTTACCTATTACCTGCCGGTTGTTGAGCAAGATGCCAACAGCTTTGTGCAAGGTATTCAAAGGTTTAAAGTCGGTGAGGCTCGAGCTAATAAGCTTTACGGCTTACGCTTGACCCCTGATTTGCTTTGGAAACTAACGCCCTGGTCCTGGGCTGTCGATTGGGTAACGAATGCCGGTGACGTTGTACGTAACTGGCAGGCGTTCGCAAACGATGGCCTCGTCATGCGTCATGCCTACATCATGGAATCTATTATCCAGACGGAGACATGGAATTTGACTGGGGTCGGCTCTTCAGCCGGTCCCATCAACCTCAGTCAGACTAGGGTTTCTGAATCCAAAGTCCGACAACGCGCGACACCGTATGGTTTCGGTGTAAACCCTGATAGCTTCTCAGCTAAACAGTGGAGCATCATAGCGGCCCTTGGAATCTCCAAGCATCCGCTCTCTCTAAATTTCTAGAGAGCAATACAAAATTCTGGTGTCAACAATTTCGTTGAACCAGCACCCCTCATGTAGCGATATGTGAGGCTTCTGTATAGGTTTTGTCCCATGGCTTTTGCCGATCCTCAGACTGTTACCGTAAATGCGGTTGCAATCGCTCTGCCCCGTACGGGGTATCAGCCCAACGCTGGTGTTTTCACTTCCAACGATGGTCTGAACAAGCTCACCGTGTCGAATACCTATGGCGCTAAGCGCACTAGGCGTTCCATGCGGTGGGATTTTGCGAAGATTGCCGCCGATCCTCTGGCTCCTGCACTGAACGGCCGGTTTACTGGCTCGTTCTATATCGTGCTGGATCAACCCGTCATCGGTTATACCGTTGCCGAATTGAAGCTCCAGATGGACGGTTTCCTTGCGTTTCTCACGGCCTCGTCCGGCGCCAAGCTTACCCAGCTTGCCGGCGGCGAAGTCTAAGAACGCCAGTCGTTCTGGGGTGTCCCTATATGGGACGCCCCGTCTGAGGGTTTTATGTGACAAGGATTTCTTGACCCCAGCTTGCTAGGGAAAGAATGAAAAGCCCCATAAAACTTATACAGTGCATCTTGGCTGACGCTGAGATGTGGTGTTGCACTAGCACCACTCGCGATCTTAAAACAATCGCGAGCCGATTTGAACGTGAAGGGAAATCGTTTTTAACGATTACCCTCCCCACTTTCTGTTCAGACTTTGAAAGAGGTCTGAGCCAGGGAGTAGTGGATCACACCATGTTTCTTGGTTTCAAGAAGCACGGAGCTCTCCCCCTATTGCTAGGAGGTTTGCTTGATCAAGTGTTCAATCGGTCTAGTGGTCGATTAGTTGATATACCGTCTCATAACGCGATTTTCTTTGTGAGGCAAATTACTCTGCTGCACAAGAAGGTCCTTAACGCTTGCAGTGATGCAAGAGAAAGAAAAGCGTATGAAGCCTATATCAATTGTGAAAGGGAAGTCCACGACTGGGCTCTTAACGTTTCAGAGCGAGATTTATCTCGGTTTGATCGCGTTTCTGAGCTTCTTTGGGGTTCTATTGGCAGCCAGCTTGACCATATGGTTTATGATGGCTCTCTTAGGCCCCGTCATGGGCCAGGCAAAACAGCAGACCGTCTTCTCGGAAACGAAAAGTACGATTGCCCTACCTGGCATACCCGTCTTGAGGAGTACTTCCCCTCAGGAGACTATCGAATAGCCAATCATGGCTTTTCGGAAGTTTTGCAGGGTATTACTTACCTTGAACCCGGTGCAGAAACGCCCGCTAAGGTCGTCTCTGTTCCTAAAACGTTGAAAACGCCGCGAATTATCGCCATCGAACCTACGTGTATTCAATATACGCAGCAGGCCTTGATGGAGATGTTCGTTGATGTACTCGAGAGGGATGACTTCCTCAAGGGCGCAATCGGCTTTACCGACCAGGTTCCCAATCAGGAACTTGCTCGGATTGGTTCATTAGACGGTAGTCTTGCGACTATCGATCTTTCTGAAGCAAGTGACCGCGTTTCCAATCTGATTGTACAGAGGATGTTCAAGAACTTTCCGCACCTTTCTGGCGCGTTACAGGCTTGTCGTTCACTGACATCAGACGTACCTGGATATGGTATCATACCACTGTCCAAGTTTGCGTCTATGGGTTCAGCTACTTGCTTTCCGGTTGAGGCGATGGTCTTTTTGACTGTCATCTGTTGCGGATATAGCGAGTCGCTTAATCGATCGCTTACCAAGAAAGATCTTTCAATCTTCCTTGGAAAGGTGCGCGTCTACGGAGACGATATCGTTGTTCCCGTAGAATACGTGCGTCCGGTCATGGATAATCTTGAAGCTTTTGGTTTCAAGGTTAACTCCAAAAAATCCTTCTGGACTGGTAAGTTCAGAGAATCTTGTGGAAAGGACTATTACGATGGTAGTGACGTTTCTGTTACGTACCTTCGTAATGATATTCCTTCATGCCTGGGTAGCGCTTCTGAGATGCTGTCACTGTTTTCCTTTAGGAACCAGCTTTATCGAGCTGGCCTTTGGGTTACTGTGGCGGCCCTTGATGAACATCTGAGGGGACTAGCCCCCCTTCCGATCATCTTGGAGACTTCTCCAGTCTTGGGAAGACACTCATTTCTCGGCTATCAAGCTCAGAAAATGTGTCCGACCCTTCATCGCCCCCTTGTCAGGGGCTTTGTTGTTAAAGCGATTTCACGGAAATCTAAGATTTCTGGTGAAGGCGCCCTACTGAAGTTCTTCCTCAAAAGGGGTAATGACCCTATCTTTGATGTGAAGCACTTAGAACGCTATGGACGTCCTGAATCCGTCGACATCAAGATCAGGTGGGGCTCTGCGACTTAAATATTTCGCAGAGCAGGCAGTTAGCGCGAGCGCTGTACAGAGGGGAATGAGTTCGTTCCTCAGAAACTGGTTTCCCATTGCTTCTAGCTAGCTAGTTTCCTTGTAAGGATCCATGCTTTGCGTGAAATGATGGATAAATCAGAGAATGAGTTTCGTCTCATATCTCTG